AAAATACCGCGAGAGCTTCGCCGTCAGCGAACTCGGGCGCATTCATGCCATGCTTCCACTCAAGGAGATGGCCAGGGAACTGGCGGCGCATTTCCCCAAAAAGCATCCGCAGGGCAATACGACCATGTTCCCTCCAGAGGGTGAGGTGGCTCTGATGTTCCTCAAGCCTTACACTGGGCTGTCGGACAATGGTCTGGTGGAAATGCTCAACGGCAACATTCACATGCAGATGTTCTGCGGCGTTTTCATTGATCCGTCGAATCCGATAAAGGACGGCAAGATAGTCAGCGCCATACGCAACCGACTGGCTCCCAAACTCGACATCATAAGGCAGCAGAGCGTCCTTTTCAGGCACTGGGAACCGTTGCTCAAAGATAAGGATCTGTGTCTGAGCGATGCCACCTGCTATGAGAGTCATCTGCGCTATCCGACCGACATAAAACTGATGTGGGAGTGCATATCCTGGCTCCACGATTTGTTGCACAAGACATGCCGCCAGACAGGTGAGCCTCTGCCACGCAGCAAGTACAACAACATCGCCACCGCCCTGCTGGCCTATGCCAAGCAGCGCAAGCCCAAGAAATCAGCCACATGCCGGATGCAACGGCGGCTGCTCAATCTGCTGGGCAAAATCATCGGACAATGGAACCGGCTGTACCGTCAGTATGCCCCGCTGATTGTTCTCACAGCTGAGCAGCACAAACGTGTCACGGCAATCCGTCTGGTACATCAGCAGCAGACCGACCTCTTCAATAAAAAGGAAGTGAAGCACCGTATCGTCAGCATCGACCGACCTTATCTCCGCCCCATAGTGCGTGGCAAAGAGAACAAACGGGTCGAGTTCGGCGCCAAGGTCAACAACATTCAGATTGACGGAATCTCGTTCATCGAGCACCATTCCTTCGAGGCTTTCAACGAAGGAACGCGCCTGCGCCAATGCGTTGAATATCAGCAGTCGCTGACCGGAGTGAAGGTCACCCGCATCGGCATGGATACAATATACGCCACCAACGCCAACCGTCGTTACTGCACCGAAAATGGCATTACCACAAACTTTGTGCGGAAAGGTCCCAAGCCCAAAGATGAGCCGGCGGATGTTTCGAGCGCCCGGCGCATAATAGGCAATCTGCGTGCAACGGTCATGGAGGGAAGTTTCGGTAATCAGAAACTGCATTACGGCGTAGGCCGAATATCGGCCCGCAACCGCCGCAGCGAAACATTGCAGCTGTTTTTTGGAATCCACATGGCCAATGCCGCCACCCTTGCTGCCCGGCAGCTTGCCGCCGAAATCAAACGCAAAGAAAAGAAGCGAGCCTGACAGGAAAAACAGGCACCTTTTCAAGCCGTTGGTTATGCCGATGGCCGGATCTTGATGCCTGCTATGCCGGTTTGCGTCAATTTTGCATTTGTAAGAAGCTAAAATTCGTCGGTTAATACCACTCCTGCCTCTTTTTCCCCGATCTCATACTTTTGCAGTCCCTTTTCTCATAGCCATTAACTGAATATCCCTAATTATTATTGAGGGATCTTTTGTATGAATTGAAGAATTGGGAGGTTAAAAAGGAATTCATAGCTTCCTATATTGCTAAAGTCCCATTTGTCAATATCAATTAACAACAATTCTAATTTTGGCGCAACGAGTTTGTCTATTAATTCCTCTCGTATAGTCCCTTTCCTTTTTTTAATAGTATTAATTGCCGAATTAATTTCAGTTATGATTGATTCTTTCAGTGGTAATAGTTCTAAACGTTTCTTATAGTTAAAAGCATAATACAATCCTGCAACTCGACGATATGTTCCTACAAACGCATATAATTCTTTCATTAGAATCTTTAATTGTTTACACCGATTATCATCTAAGCTATTGTTGTCAATAAATTCAAATTCTCGTAATACAAGTTCATAAAATGAACGTTGGGTGGGGATATCAATATAATCAATTGATGCTGACCCAGTGGGCATTAAAGATAAATTCTCTAAGGATTGTTTATATTTTATAAATACACTTCGAATATTATATATGTGCCGCTTAAGCTCTGGATCCTTCCATCCGTCAAGAACAGTTTTAGCCTTATAATATAGAATTAAATAATCATGCTTTAGTAGGGTAATATCACTTTCAGGAATTTTGCTTATATATTTACATAAGATATATATCGCATATGAGAGATGTCTTCGACCTTTTATGCAATAATTATAGTGGTTAATATAATCTTCGTATTTCATTGTCTTAGTTTGCAACAGCAAAATTAATCATTTTCCGTCTTTTATCAGCTATGATTGTATAAGTAATTTTGTGAAAACCAAATCGCTTACGCCCTTATGGACCACAAATTTACTGAACAGATACGCCAGTGGCTTGAAACGCCCGAAGACGAGCGCGACTATTCCGTCGGCGCTCTTTACCTTTTGAAGCTGTCGGGCAATCAGATTATGTATCGAAACATAATCTCGCAGATTGACCGCCGCCACGATGTTGTGGACTACCAACTCCAAAAGTATTACAACTTCCGAGTTAAAGCCCTGACACACGCACAGGTCGAAGAAATGTCGGCACAGGTCGAGGCCATTGTTGCCGAGCATATTCCTCTCGCCGCCGAGGCCGACAAGCAGCCTCAGAAAGGCAAGCGCGAGGACCACGACCTTTTGCCCGACGAAATAAAAGCGAAATACGTTGAGAATCTTTCACTCCTTCAACGTATGCGCGAGCTGCATCTGCGCCTCCGCTCGCTTTCGCTTGAAAACGTCTCTTGCCCGGACTCCGAGCGCTATCCGTTCCTGAAAGAACTTATATCGCTCGACAAAAAGCTTCATGCCAACTGGGAGGCTTACGACCATTATGTTCCCTCCGGCCCCGAGGCCGAGCCCTCGCGATCTGCTAAAGCAAAACGCTCCGCCGCCGGTGCCAAGAAGTCTGCTAAGAAATGAAACGCTCCGCCGACATTCACCAAATCCTTCGCCCGTTGAAAGAGACGCCGTTTCAGGCTTACCTTTCAAATGCCGTCCAAGTGGCCGACATTCTCGAATGGATTTTAAGTCAAGTCGGCGTGGCCGAAGTCTGGCAGACTTCTTTCTCCATCTCGGAGGAATTTCTTCGGCGCTTATTCTTCATCACAAAGGATAAGCGCGTTAGCCGGATTAACCTTGTGCTCGACCACAAGGCTACCAACAAGACGCTCAAACTTTGGGCGTTCATCAACCAAGTTATTGAGCGCACCTATCTTGCTGACAATCACAGCAAGATTTTGTTGGTAAAATCCGAAGCCGGAGATACTGTTTCGGTCATTACCTCACAGAACTTGACCCGTGGCAACCGCCACGAGTCAGCTTCCATATCTACCGACCCCGCGATCTTCGCAACGCTCAAAGCGCAGGTCGATGATTTAATCACAAATCATTCAGTACCGCTCCATGACCTATTCCGAGACCGAATTGCAGCAGATTGAGAAGTTCGCCTCAATCTACCTCAAAATATCCGATATGGCGGTCATTCTCGACATTCCGGCTGATGTGCTTCGTGAAGACATCGCCGACCGCTCTACCAACGTGTCGAAAGCTTACCGACGCGGCAAAGCTGCCTCTAAGGTCAAACTTCATTCTCAGGAAATGATGCTTGCTCAGGTCGGCTCTCCGCTCGCTATCGAGAACGCTCACCGCAATCTGCTCGACATGGAGGACGACGAATAGCGAAGCTATCGCCGAAGTCGGCGCTTGCATGTCGCAGGGAGCAGGGCGAAGCTCTGCGGTCTGCGGTGCAAGCTATCAAGCCGACCTTCGGCAATAATGAAATAAACGAAGTTTATGGCTTATCCCAACGCCATAGAAGTTTGTCGCGCTGAACTCTTTACCAAAGAGGTAGAGTTGCGCGAGCGTTATCCCGGCCAGATGGTTGAGAAAGTGCTGCGTGTCCGTGAAATGTATAACTGGTTCATCGCCAACCCCGACGGCACAGACCGCGAGTTTGTCGCCGAAGTGTGCCAACGCCACGGAATACACCGCACAACGGCCTATTCCGACCTTGCCGTGGTGAAGTCGCTGCTGCCGATGCTCGGCAGTGCGTCACGCGACTTCCACCGCTGGCGCACCAATGAAATGCTGATGAACACATACAAAATGGCGGAGAAGCGCAAGGACACAAAGACGATGGAACGCGCCGCAACCGCTTACGGCAAGCTCAACCGTGTTGACCTTGAAGACGAACAGGCTATACCGCTCGACCAAATCCTCGTCCAACCGTTCACGGCTACCGATGATCCGCGTGTACTCGGCATCGAGCCTATTCCCAATCTCGCTGATAAAATCTCCGCGATGATTGAGAAATACCGCCGCGAAACCATCGACATTGAGGATGTCGAGTTTGAGGAAGTGGATTTGGAGTTTGACAATCTTTTCCCGGATAAGCAACAGGAAACCGACACAGACGATGAGTGAGAAACGCATATACTTTAACAAGCCCCAACGCCTCACGCAGCTTATCGGCGCGAACACCACCGTTATTGTCGCAGGGCGACGCACCGGCAAAACGGACAGTATCGCTGCTCCGTTTGTTCTTCGCAATATGCAGCGTATGCCTGGCTCGACAGGCGGCATCGTTGTGCCGACCTTCAAGCACGGACTGACTAACACCATTCCGGGCTTGCTCGCCGCTTGGAAGCGTTGGGGATTCATAGAGGGTATTCACTATGTTGTCGGCAAGAAACCGCCGAAATCGTTCCGTCAGCCTATCATCGACCCGAAAGATTATGAACACGTCATAACTTTCTACAACGGGTCGGTCGCCGTGATTATATCACAGGACCGCCCCGGCAGCTCAAACTCGCTCACGCTGTCATGGCTGCTGGTCGATGAGGCAAAGTTTATCGACTACGCCAAACTCAAAGACGAAACGCTTCCGGCCAACGGCGGCATAAAGTCGCACTTCGGAAAGCACTCCTTCAATCACTCAATTATGATATTGAGCGATATGCCGCAGACGCAGAAAGGCTCGTGGTTCCTTCATTACCGCGACAAGATGGACCCGGAGCTGATAGCAACCATCGAGGCCACGGTCTATGAGATATGGCGTATCAAAGAGCGCGTCCGCGCCCTCAACGCCAAAGGTGCGACGGTACCGGATTACCTGAAAGGCTACCTGCGCCGCCTTGACCGCGACCTCAATAAGATGCGCTCCGTTGCGGTCTACTACCGCGAGTATTCCTCAATCGAGAACTTGCAGCTTCTCGGTGAGAACTACATTAAGCAGATGAAGCGCGACCTTACCCCTTTGACCTTCCAAACCTCTATCCTTTGTCAGAGGATCGGAATTGCAAAGGACGGTTTTTATTCCTCGATGCGCGAGGGGCACAAATACGATGCCAACGATAATCAGTACCTCGATACTCTCGGCTATGATTATGACTTCTCGACGCTCGACTCTCGCGCCGACAAGGACGTTGACCCCGACGCGCCTATCTGCATAGGTATGGACTACAACGCAAACATCAACTGGATAATCGCGAATGATATTTGATGAGATTATATGTTATTACGATATACCGTTTATTTACTTGTAATATGCTTATATATAGATATATAGTAAGAATAGGTAGCCCAATTAGCCAGATTTTAGTATTTCACGAAAAATCATAAAATAACGTATTTAATGGGGATTTATATGGGGATATAATTTGGTAGTTTCAGGGGATATTTGTAACTTTGCATCATAGAAAATCTCTCAAAAGCATCTGGATATGTCGTTTGAATTGTGCGCTGGTAAAAAGAAAAATCGCGAAGGCCGCGTTGAGCTTTCCGTCCGTTTCAGACTTGGTAAGATAGATATGCAAGCCAGAACCAACCTATGGGTTTCTCCGAACTTTATCAAGTCGGAAAAATACATCAGTTCCAAAGGCCGTCAGTCGGTAAGGCTTGTTCTTACTTCTTCGAGAACGAAATCTGCCGAAGCGGTCAATGCCGATGATGTCAAGGCTACATGGAATAAGTTGCTGACTTTTATCGAGAGCGAATATCTCAAGATGAAAGGTAATGACCTCTATAAAGCGTGGCTTGTTCAGACCATTGAAGCGTTCCATAGATCCATGCAACCGGAAGTGCCACAATCGACATTTATACTCTTGATTGATGATTTTCTCAAAGAAACATCCAATCCGGCACAGTCCTCTACGCGCAGACAGACATACATTATAATTCGTCGGTCTTTTCTGCGCTATGAGATTTACCGGCGCATTACCAACCCTCGGTTCTTGCTGACGGTTGAGACCGTGGATGAAAACCTGCTGAAAGACTTTGAAAACTTTCTGATGCATGAGCATGAACTTGTCGAAGAATTTCCTCAGCTTAATGCGACAGAAGAAACGAATGCCCGCGTCGGTAAGAAAAGTCTTAACACCATCTACGGCAATTTCAGATTCATTAAGTCCATTTTGAACTGGGCTTTCAACAACGGTCGTATCCCTTATAATCCTTTTGTCAAGTACAAGATAGGGCAACGAACCTACGGTACTCCATATTATCTGACGATTGAAGAGCGAAAGCAGCTTGAAGAGTTTGATTTCAGCAGCACTCCTCGCGATGAGATTTTCCGGGATATCTTTGTATTCCATTGCTGCGTTGGCTGCCGTCAGTCTGACCTGTTCACGTTTACAATGGATAATATTGTAAACGGTGAACTTCATTATGTCGCTCGAAAAACCAAGGAGGGTCGACCCAAGACTATCAAGGTGCCGTTGAACGAAACGGCAAGCAGATTAGTCGAGCAATATAAGGATAATGGGAGCGAAAAGCTGTTCCCGTGTATGGATTCCAAATTTATCTATAACCGGGCCATAAAGCGTATTCTTAAACGCGCCGGTATAAACCGCATGGTGGTTGTGCTGAATCCTAAGACAAGGATGCCGGAGAACAGGCCTTTGTATGAGGTCGCCAGCACGCATATTGCCAGACGAACATTTATCGGCAACCTCTACAAGAAGTTCAAGGATCAGGGTATGGTAAGTGCCCTCAGCGGTCATGCCCCGGGCAGTCAGGCATTTGCCCGGTATCGTGAGGTTGACGAGGAGATGCGCAAAGAGATGGTATCGGCGCTTGACTGATAGGCTGACGAGAAAAAATTTCGCAACGGCCCCGGCTACCGAAGTTCGTGAGCCAATTATGAGCCGTTAAAAATCCTGTGGTGATTGAGGTGTAATTGCTGATTGTAAAGTAATTATCGTATGAATATGTCAATTAGCGGCTATTAGAGAGTATGTATTGTGAGCCGTTAATGAGCCATTAAACCTCATCATATACGCCGGGAGTATAACGAGCGTATTTTCCGGAATAGGTCATTGATAAATGCCCTGTTTCGACCAACTTGCTTAAAAGGCGGCTCGCAGTAGGTTTGCTGACATTCAACAATTCCTGAACGTTGGAATTGGTAACGGTTCCATTATCTAACGTATAGGCCATAATTTCAGCAAGCCTTGAATCAAGACCATGCATTTTAAGCTGCCCCGATACATTTGAATAATATGTTACCATCAACCCGCTGATAACTTGTAATGCCGGAGGAAGCAGCTTCTGTGCTTTAACGGCTTTGAGGATTCGATTGTAGCCCCGTCCCCAGTTTTCTATGTCTCCGCAACGGAACATTGTGTTTGCTATTGTCGGATTGTACGGCACAGAAGGATGCTTTTCCCACAGGCGTTCTGTAGACCATTCTTCTGGTAAACGGCCCGGATTCCAAAACACGATATGGTCGGGGTAGACGCTGATTTGTATCGGAGAAGCTACCGAGTAATCCTTATGTGCCACCGCATTCATAAGTGACTCGCGTAATGCCGATACAGGGAACTGCGGAGTTTCCTCTCGCGAAACTTCATCGCGGTATGAAACGGAATAAACGAGATACTTGGTTTTAAGCAAGTCGAGAGCCTTCTCAATCTGGAGCATCAACGGGCCGTGAATCTCATCTTGAAAGGCAAGGTCATCATCATCACCGTTGAAAAATCCGATTTTGATATATGCGTTGGTTGCGAATCGTTCCGGATTAGGGTGAAACAACATGGCCGCACCGCGTTTGAGCTGACCGGATTCAGAATCAAAGAGTTGAAGATTTTCCAACAATACCTCTATACTATCGTTAAGCACTTCTTCATCTACACGATTGCTCTTTGCAGCAAGACGTTTGAAACGGTTGATTGCCTCCAAGGACAAATCTTCGACAGATAATTGAGGCATAGGAAAATCATCCCAGTGCTTGCCTTGCTTAAGAAGTATGAAACGAGAAAGATCATCGCCTTTGAGTTCCTGCATAGTGGAGCCGGTGCGATAAAAGAACAGACCTTTGTAATTGACAGGATGCGAATGAGGCAAAACAATGATTTCGAGATATTCAATACCATCCTTGTCGCGTAAGTTTACGTCAACGATGATGCCGAGGATATTCCTTACTTTATTGGGGATGTCCTCCAGCAGTTTTTTGACGTTAGCAATTCCGCAGGGTGTGCCGTCATCCTCTACACCAATAAAGATTGTACCGCCTATGGCATTAGCAAAGCCGCATATCCATTTGAGATATTCGTCTTTCCACTCACGCTTAAATTCAGTGTTCTGGCTCTCGTTCATACTACAAAATTACGCATTTCTTTTGGAATAAAGATAGTTTTTGTGAATTTCGTCATTTCCGAGCATCTCCACAACGAATCACAGAATAAATAAATTGACACAATCTCAGCATATATAATTCGGAAGTGTCCGATTTGTCCGGGTTCTGAATTTGTAAGGCAAGATACAGCCATCGTCTTTATCACTACAGATTATGTCATAGGATGAAAATGCCGAAGAAATCGATTGATTTAAACACCCTGAAAATCTATTCTGTTTTTTCTACGATACGCTCGTTTCATATCTTCAAATGTTCTAATCTGCAATTATAGAGACTATTGCAGTCGGTAAGGTTATTCTGATTAGCTACGACTCAAAGATAACGGGAAATGGCGATATTTCATCGATTTCATCGGTTAGATATTAAAAACCAATAACTTAGCCTCACAGTCCTTCGCTTTAAAAACGTGTCTTTTCAAAATGATATGTCGTGTCCTATTTTTGCAGTGCATCCGATAACAAAGGACTGGCGATGCTCAGCGACCGAGAGCCGGAGTTAACGGATGCTACTGCCCGAAGCGACGTGAGAGCACCGTTAAGCATGAGGGCGCCAATAATATGCAAAAATCGTATGCAAATATGCCCGGTGTTCAGACACCCTCAATCGACATCCTGGAACTGGCATCCCGTATGCCTAACGCTATCCTGCAAATCAATGCCGGCGACCTGTGCGAGTTCGCCAACCAGCTCATCAATCAGGCAGCGGGTGTCGCTCGCCTCCAGTTGGAGCGAGCCGACCTCTCGAAAGAGATGCTGACCACGGACGAAGTCGCCACCATGCTGAAAGTGTCGAAGATGACACTCTACCGCTGGGACAAAGAAGGAATCCTGCGCAAGATTGAAGTCGGAGGCCGTCGGCTCTACCGCCGCTCTGAGGTCGAAGCCATAACTATCAACCGTAATCATCAATCGAAATAGTTATGGCAGGAGAAACATTACCCAACAAGACTGATTTGACCGGAGAGGTCAGTCAGGTCGCTACCGATGATACAGCAATATCTGCTGTATCACTCGGCCGGAAGAAGTCCGGAAGAATCTCGCTCAATAGACGAGGACCGGAACTTCCCATTGACGGACTTCCGGCATCGGTTATCCGCTATATCGAGAAGGTGTGCGAGATATATCATTGTCCGCGTGCGTTTGTCACCTGCTCCGTACTTGCCACAGCTGCGACAGCAACAGGCAAGAAGATCAAGATAAACGAAGGCAAGTACAAGAACTCACTTGTGCTTTGGTTCGTGTTCGTGGCCCGAAGCGGCAGTAATAAGTCTTACCCTATAAAACTTATTTCGGCACCGCTCCGCAAGATAGATGCTGAACTGTATGCCGCTTACCAGAAAGAGTATGCCGAATATTGCTCTGTACCCCCGAAAGAAAGAGACGGTAATGAGCCGCGCTGCAAGGCCATCGTACTCGATGACTGCACGGATGAGCGCCGCAGTGAAATTCTTTATCTGAACAATCAAAAGGATGATCGCCTCACAGAAGCATACTCCGACAAACGCGGTGCCATCGGCATATATCCCGAACTCAAAGGGATGTTCGACTCCAAGAACCAGTATCAGAACGGCGGCACGGCAGGTATCTCCAAACTTCTGCGGCTGTTCGACTGCGAGGATATCAAGGTCGACCGCCGGAGCGGATTCACGATGCTGATAAAAGATCCGTTCTGCAATATCATCGGAGACTTGCAGACTGGCTTGCTCCGTGCCACATTTGGAAGCGAACTGTATATGACAAATGGTCTGAACCAGCGATTCCTATTCTGCATCGCCGAGGATATCGAATATCCCGAAAGAAGCCATGACACACTGCCATACGCGATTGCCAAGGAATGGGAAGATACCGTCACGCTTCTCTATCGTGGCATTTATCGGTCAGGAGATGATGTCCCGGCAACACTCTTTCGCTGCACCGATGGCATAGTTACGCTCAGCGAAGGTGCCGACAAAGTTTATAACGCTTATTACAACACCTTGCAAAGCAAGAAGCGATTGTCGGATAACGACTATATCGCCTCAATATACAGTAAGCTACAGATACATGTACTACGCTTTGCCGGAATAGTCCATGCCCTTGAAGTGGCCGAGGAGAAAGGGCAGCGAGCCGATTACTCGGTGCTTCACGAAAGTACGATGGAGTATGCCGTCCGTTGTATGGACTATTTCGAGCAGATGGCATTGACGGTATATGCAAAGCTAACCGAAGCGCCGGATACAAAGCCGCGCTCAGAGATGACAAATGCAGAGCTACTACGGGCCTTGAAGATGAAATTCCCTGACATCACGCAGGGAGACATAGCCCGTATGATACACAAATCTCCGGCATACGTTTCAAAAGTCATGAATCAAAAATGAGGTTAAGGTTAATGAGGCGTCTAACAATCTGTATTGCAGCTTAAAAAGTATTTATCCGGGGTTAACCTCGCGTTAACCGGGAAGATTTTTAAAAAATCTGCGAGAGGTTAACTGCCTTGAATACGCAAACGCCTGTAATATAGCCAATAAGGAAGAAAATTAACTTAACCTCCAAATCCCGAGGCAAAATGAAATTCCAGGACATACAAATCAGCGTCTATCGCGGTGTCAGGGACACCAAAGGGCATATTTCGACATTGTCAGACTTTCTGAGCAATGTCGAATACGATGCCATTCAAGAACTGCGCTCATGCTCTGACCCGGAAAAACGCAAGCGAATAAAGCTGTCTTTGCCGCAGGCAACCATCAGCGGCATATTCTCGCCGACACGCGCGGCAGAGAATCTTGTGCGGCACAGCGGCCTGATATGCGTGGACATCGACAAAAAGGATAATCTGCATCTTGGCAACCTTGACACACTTATAGAAGATACGTTATCCCGAATAGATGAGGTGGCGTATGCTTCCCAATCTGTCAGTGGAAATGGATACTTTGTGATTATACCCTTGAAATATCCGGAAGCGCACAAGGCACACTTCGATAAACTTGTACGTGACTTTGCCGCCCTTGACATAGTCATAGACCGTGCGTGTGGTGATGTCAGCCGTCTTCGGTGTCAGAGTTACGACTTGCATCAGTATATCAATCTCGAAGCAAAACCGTATGAAGGGCTGTATCACGAACCAAAGCCAATACGTCACGTATTCAGCTATAATTTTAGCGACATAGATGCGGAAGATAAAGTCGCCGGGCTTTGTAGAATAATAAGTCAGCAGCATATCGACCTGACAGCTAACTACGAAGACTGGATGAAGATTGGTGCCGCTTTGTCCTCACTTGGAGAAAGCGGTCGGCAGTGGTTTCATCTGTGCAGCGCACAGAACGACAAATACAATGCCGCTGAGTGCGACCGCAAGTTCAACAATCTTCTTCGCTCCAATCGCCGTATAGGTATCGGCACATTTTTCTACCTCTGTAAAAATGCAGGTTTGGAAGTGTGACGGCTTAACAATCTTTATACTCCGGTGGTCATCATTTTGGAATGGTGGCCACCGGCAATTTTTGCGACAATTCCGGCATATCAGAATATCTCGTAAAATTTTGCGGTGTCGATGAGCCTCAAAAATTATGGATAACATCGAACCGAGAACATATATCAGCATATAACGAGGTATGTCAATTATGCGTTATCCGCTGTTACTCTTCAAATTGCGGCATTAAAGAAAGTCGCGATTTGTAGTGGCTTGAAATTCAAATATCATTGAAATTCAAGGGGCAGCGGCGTAATTCCGTGGCAGGGCTATCGAAGATAGACCGACAAACGGCAGGATTTCTCATCCGGATTAGCTAAATTTGCAACATGACAGATACTACCCAACTTTCGCAACTGGCCTCCCTTGTGC